GTAATACTAGGGCCAGAAAAACCCATAAGGCCACTACGCATTTCGGAAAAAAAATTTTGAAAGAAAAAAAATGCCTAGACTGGCTAGGCAAAATTCCCACTTTTTCCACAACTGCCAGAAAATTCTAAATGTTTTTCTCGTTCTGCTCAAACTTTTTCACCAGAATATTTGGCGACTTCCACGAGCTTTCGTCCACTCTGTAGGAAATAACGTCAGCTTTCTGCTGTTTGTAGCCAGAAGCGTAAGCGGCTCTTGAGACTGCCAGAGCTTTTGCCTTGGTGTCGAACGGTCCTTGCGAACCCCAGAACCATCCTGATTGTTTCTTGACGAGTGGCATATCAGGACAGGCGGTTCAGCAGAAATTCTGTGTGGCGGCACAAAGCGGCGATTTCGTCCACGATGTTTTGCACTTCGCTGGCTTGAGGGAAGCCGGGTGCTTTGCGATTTGCTTCTGTTTCTGCGTAGACGTAACGAACAAGCGCCAGACCATTTTCCCCCAGAAAAAGTGCCTTCTCGCTGGAAATTATTTTGCCTTTTTCCAGCAGGACCGCCTCGACAAACGAATCAGCAAGATCAGAGAGTTGATCGTAAAACTTGCCGAGTGCTTTGTGCTGCGAGTAGCTTGCTGTGTTCCAGTGGTGGATGTGGGCGGCTGTCACGCCATGCAACAGGCATACGGCATAGTCGCTGATGATGTCTGACTTGGCTTCGTTGATGGTGAATTTCATGGCGGTGGTCCTTTATTTCATTGTACCCAAGATGTAGTTCATAGCCTTCTGGAGCGTGTTGGACGGCACTTTGGTCCACTCTTGTACGCAAATGTCGATGGCGTTGTCGATGGTGATTGCGTCTGCCTTGTGCCAGATAAACTTTCGCTCTGAACAGGCAACCAGCACCATCATTGCGGAGCGTAGCTTTCTGTGTTCGATGGACTGCTCTTTGCCCATCAATTCAAAAGCGTAGGCCATGATAAATACTGCGTCCGAGATTGGCAATATGTTGGCTCTTGCGTCTTCGCCTTCGTCCAGCATCAGAAGAACGATGCGCTGGTCCACCATGCGCTTCTTCAGTTGCTCTGCTGCCACGGCTCTTGCCACGGGATTTCTGGCAATCTTTTGCTCTTTAATGACAATCATCTTCGCCAATCATTGTTTTGGTGTTGAACAGGTCTGCATGAGCAGGGTATTTGGCTTTCCATAAACGGGCATAAAAAGCAATGTAGTCGTTGCTGATTTTGAAGTCGCTGCCTGTTGTCAGAATGGCTGTCTCCCAGCGAATGCGATTGATGATAAGCCAATGGCTGATCTTCTTTCGGCCACGATTGACAGCATCAAAGCTGAAGCGTTCAAACATCAACCAGACTTGTGGGTTTTTTTGATGCCATTCCCACCATGCTTTCTTTCTTGCAAGGAAGTCTTCATGTAAGGCCCACTTCAGCTCCAAAAGGTTTTCTTCTCGGCTCATGGCTTCTCCAATATGATGCGCTCCAGCACATCCATTGACCTGCAAAGGTCTTCGTGGAGGTAGTCTGGCATACGCTCTTTTAGGCTAAATCCCCACGACTCCAATGCAGACAGCAGCTTAATGGCTGCAAGAGCTTCTTCTTTGGTCATGTCTTGTCCTTGTTGATTGCAGCTAGCAGTTCGGCCACCGTGTTGAATTCCTCGCCAGTCTCCATCAGCATGAAAGTTGTCTGACCATTGCCCCACTCGCCTGTCTTTTTGTTGCGCGGCGTGTAGACCTGCTTGGCAATCTTGTTGTCATCGCTGATGTACTGGCGCAGACCGTGGCTGTCTGCTGAGTAGCCAAAGCAGTATTGCAGCGGGATGGCCTTGAGTTCTTCGAGTGTCATGCACAACTCCTTGTTGTTAAAAGTACCAGCATCACAATGATGAAAGTCCATGCGATTTTCATGAACGCTCCTTAACCGCATCATTGACTTGCTCAGAACCAAGCTGTGCAAACCACATACTGACTGCACATCTGCGCTTAATGGCTCCGCACTTTTCGCACTCAGAAACTTGATGAAGGTTGCCGTTGAAATCTTGGATTACCTTACTCCAACGACCCCACTTGTGCCAACAAAAATTAAACATCTTCGTCCTCCGGCTTGCGTTTGTCCTGTCGCCATATGGCATAGCCACACAGCAGACCGTGGAACCATGTGATGCCCAGCATGATCCATGTTTCGGGGTCTAGTTCTCTCATGTGTTGCTCCACTCTTGGATGGCGTGGTCCATCTCAACCTCTAAATTGGATGCGGTTGCTTCAACCATAAAGTCTGGGCCGTGCATTACCTCTTCAACACTGAAGCGGCGGCGGCACTCAAACAACTCATCTTTGTAGTTGCGCCGCAGTGACAACTCCATCTCTCCGGGGCTAAGGCTGTGCGCCCTGCTCTCACGCTCGTCAGCACGGACAAGCTCGGCAAAGCGTTCAATTGCTTCATTGCCTACAACTGCAAATTCTTTGGGGCTTTTGTGGATGTGTATAGCTCCGGCCTCACGCGCCATTTCAATTACGGTCTTCATGTGTTCTTCTCCTTGAGTTTGGCTTCGATGGCTCGGGCAAACTCCATCCAGTCAAGCGATTGTTTGTACCAAAGGTCTGCCAATTCGTCATCCGTCATCGGCTTGCGCTGTGCTGGCTGCGGGGTGGCTGAAAAATAAACTTTTGTGCTGCCGCGAACATCAAGTTTGTCCCATGCGGAATTTGTAAACAAATCTTTCACCATCCCCACAGGCTCCTGCTGCACGGGTGCTGGCTGCTCTGCCAGTGCTTCTCGCAGGGCGGTGATGGCGTGCATGTGTTTACGAACATCATCTTTCAAGCCTTGGATTCTTGCTTGCCGTGTGGGGTACTGCCCATAAAGACGCTGTGCGTTTTCGGCTTCTTCCTCAACGTATCCAAGCGATTCTTCCAATGCCTCCAGCGCCAGCTTCATTGCTTCTTTGCTCATCATGTACCTCTTGTGCCCCAATCAGGCATCTTCTCGTTTGCATCTAATGCTTGAAGTTCAATAAACAGTTCGTTTAGTTCATGACTGCTAAAGGTACGAGCGCAATAGCAACCCCAGAAGTAAGCTGCCTCTTCCCACAGGCACTCTTTGAACAGCCTGTCACGGACAAATGCGCCGGGGCTGTTGGGCATGTACAGTTTTTCGGGGTTTTCAATCTCTGACCGCATTGCTGCGGCAATTGCTGTGTAGTTCATGTCAACTCCAATGCTCGGGAAGGTTTAATGAATTCAGCAACATGAAGCAAATCTTCAACTGTTGCATTTCTCCAAGTCGGCAAAGAGGTTGTATATCCCATTCCGCTTACCTCATAAAGACGAACCTGAAGTACAAGCACATGGTTATTGTCTGGTGTTGCTACGGCTGTAAATCTAATTTCTTCAATCATGTCTGTCCTATCTTGTTTAATGTCCACTCAAGCAGTTCTTGCTGAGTGATGTCATAGTATTCAACAAAGCCTTTACTGCCTAGCCCGTGAAAACCCTTATTGCCACGATGATGCTCTACGCATAGCGGAATAAGTGTCTTGTAGTCACCTTTGCCCCAGCCGCCAGCACGGAGGTGATGTAGCTCTACAGGACCGGGATCATGGTCGCCATGCAAGTGATGGCACAGCGCACAGCCAAGGCTTGCAACAGCTTGTTTATGCTTTTTCTCTTGCAATTTCATCTTGCACTTTCTTCCACCAAGCCTTGAACTCAACGGGGTTGTACCAACTGTTTTTGCCAGCGCCATTTGATTTGTGAATTACCATTGGCTTTGGAGAGTCTTTGCGAACCATCCTAGCCTTAACATTGACTTCAGGAACGCCAAGCATTTCGCATATCTCATGGAAATTACGCAACGGTGGCTTTCTTCCACCTTTAGCGATTCTTTTGCTAAAGTCACCGATTGTCTCTGTGAATTTCATCAATGGTTACCCCGTTTGTGTTTGCCCAATAAAGCAGCCATTCAGTAAAGCTCATGGCTTGCTCTTTGGTGAACCGTCTGCTTTGATGGCCTAGCTGGACGATGCGTTCGCCATCAATGCTTGGCATGACCTTGCTGATGGTTTTCATCTCGCCACTTTCGTGCGCCCATTGGTCAATTAAAAATCGTTTCCACGACTCCTGATTCCATCGGCTACCGTGCAACTGGCTTTGCTTGGCAATCTGACCAATGATGCTGTGGTACAGCTTCTCTTGATCCCGGCTTTTCATGTCAGGTGTCACGTTTGACCTTTGAAATTACATAAGCCCAAAAAGCACCACCAGCAACTTTTGCAGCAAATTGCATTGCGACTATTTGCGGCATCAACACACCAAAAGCCAATGTTGGAAAAACAACACTGTCCACAACAGCACCAGCAATGTTGCTACCGTTAGCACGTTTCATCCATGTTCCAGTAAGTTTTGAAAATACAGCCCAATCAACAACAGATGCGGCAGTGAATGACACGGCAGACGCAATTGCGATCATCCCGGCAGCAGGGTTTAACAAATATGTCAGCAGTCCAGTGCCAACAATCAAGCAGCCCATTTGCCATGCTTTTAGCTTTTGATGCAACAAGTCACGCAAGGCCAAATCAAGTCCAATAAACAAAAATGAATTGATGGGTGATACCCAAGGCCCAAAATGTGAGATAGACAAATTGGCGGCAGTCATTGCCAAAGCGTAAATTGCGATTGCTGTTTTCATATTAAAGTTTCCTGTATTGGTTGTTTGATCCATTTTTGAGCAGCGTTGTGAGATTCAATTCTTTGTCTCATAACCATTGCTCTTGCTTCTTTTGTTGGTGGTGGGTAGTTTCCGTTCTTCCAGTTGTTGTCAATTCCTATGTTCCGACCAATGTTTGTGCTGTCAGCAGATGCAAACGGCAACTTTGTAAAAACTTCAGGGTCAAGCATACGCAAACCATGCAACTTGCAAACTGGATACCCATCAGGGCAAACAGCATTCATTGCCTCTGCCATTCGTCCCCACCACAAAGAGTTGCCAATTTCTGCAAATTCACCAGAAGAACCAATGCAAACACGATGGAACGTCCGAGCCAACCATGTCAATCTGCTCATTGATTCGTGCATGTGCCACACAGGAGCGCCAAAAAAGTTACCTAAAGGCCAAGCACGAACAAGAGCGTTATTGTCGTCTTCAGTCCCATCAATCACATCAGGAATAACGGCAAAATCACAGTTAGGCATTTTTTTGCACATCAATGCCCATTCGTAAAAGTCAGACCAATCAATTCTCGGATTGCCACTTTTCCAAGCACTAAAAGCCCCATTGTCAACAGCAAATGATTGGCACACCTCAGAGGCAACGCCAAGTTGGTCAGGATGTTGGAAAGAAACAAAGCCGTGTCCAGCTTGTACGGCAGCGACAGCAGCAGTTGCTGGCGTGATAGGCATACCGTGATAGTGAATCATAGAATTCCAATCATGCGTAAAGCGTCATCAGGGCCATCAATGCGATGCAAGCCACCACCAGTCCAACTTGCAAAAAAGTCTTGCTGTAGCTTCGTTAAATGCTTTTTGGAGCCATCCTTGATTTCCACCAAGTATGTTTGGCCGTTGTAGCCGACCAGCAGGTCAACAGGTAGGCCGATGATCCAGACGTAAGCGCCAGCAGCACGGAGCGCACTGACAATTTGCGCTTGGTTTGCGTCAACTCGGGCGGCATATCGCATCTTGTTCCTTTATTTTGTAGTCTTTAAAAACTGCGCCTTTGCTTGCATCACCTTTCCAGCATTCCTTGACCCAACCACGTTTCCCAGACTTGTATGTTCTCCAATGACCACGCACTTGATGTCTTCTCGGAGTTGCGTGTGTCCCGCCTTGTGGCTCGTTCTTTGGCTTAGATGGTTCAATTACAACTGTATGCCAGTCGTATAGTGGCTTTAATCCACGTTTGGCTCGACTTGCGTTAGCTTTGTGGGGTGTTGGCACATACGCTTGCACTTTCATGTCAAGCGATGCGTAAAACATGGTCACAATCGCGCACATCATTGAACAATCTTGCGGGTCTATTGGCCCATCAACTTCGCCAACTTTAGGTTCTCCTTCATGTTCAGCAAACAAAAAAGAACCAAGGGCTTTATATCCAGTTGGTTTCATAATCCAACCCGTAACAATTGTGGCTTCTTTTTCTGCAAGAACTGACAACATGAAATCACCTTGCTCTGTGCGACCACATAACATCATGTTTTTGTAAGGTGCTGGATGCAACAAATAATCACGTTGGTCATAGCCAATATATTCTTTAATTGCACCAGTCACATCAAACCATTGCATTTGCGTAGGGTCAAGATCAGCAACTGAAACCATCTTGACCATTTCTTTTATTAAAGGAGTCATAACGGAGCCTCGCCAGCTTCTTCACGTTGTTGCTTGGCATACGCTTTGATCTGCTTTTGCGTCCAAGGTGTTGGTCCTGATGGTGGTGGCCAAGGCCAATAAGGATCATTAGTTTTTTTCTGCATGAGAAAACAATTCCTTTCTTTTGTTTGTTACAGCGTCAATTGCTTCTTGAAGCGTATCGTATTTGCCAATTTTTATACGCACATAGTTGTGACATATTTCAGCTACATACCGTTTGCCTTTCATATAAACACCGCGATGACCTGTTTTATTTCTAACATTTATTTTTCTGTTTTCACAATTTTGTTTGTTTGTGACTAATCGCAAATTAGAAAAAGAATTGTTAGTTTTGTTTAAATCAATGTGATCTATTTGAAAATTGCCGGGATCATCTCCAGTGACATATTTCCAAGCAAGCCTTTGCGCCATGTAAAGATTTTTTCCAACTTTGATTTGCAAATAACCTTTGCTTTCAATGGAACCAATTTGTCGCCAAGGCTTGTGGTTTCTTGCTGCAAATCTAGCTAAAAACAAACCACTTTCTTTGTCATACCAAAGCACTTTTTTTATTTCTTCTACTGTAGGTGTTAAATTAGACCTGCTCATTCCAATTCTCCTGTCTGTAGTTTCTGCATCAGCGCACGGATACGAGCAACAGCGCCTGTACCGTATGTTTTCTCAAGCCATTCCATGCGAACGGGTGTCAGAACTTTTTGGCCTGTTGACTCGTATGTGCGGTAAAGCACCCTTGCTTCGCCAAGCTCAATCATGTATCTGTCACCAGCATTGGATACTTCTTTTCTGCTGTACGCCACGGTGTTTACCCTTAGTACGGCAATGGGTTGAGTGAAATCAAGCCCCACTTCATCTTTGGGTACTTGCGAACAACCTTTGTCTTTTGCAGACGCTGGAGGGTTGCCCAGACTTGCTTTGTTGTCCAGAAGGTGATCTCTTCGATTTCCTTGCTAGACAGTTCGCCATGTTCCAACAGGCGTTTGAGTGCGTAGGTGCGGGTCATACTTTTCTCAGTACAGAGTTGATTTGTTGACGGATGTGGGCTGGCATGGGTGCGGCCTTTTGGCGGTCTGCTTCAATTTTTAGCAGCGCAGGGTCAGGACCAGAGTGTTGTGCAGGTACTGTTGTTCGGGCAATGTCGGCAGCTTGTTGGGCAAAGGTCTGTCGTTCATTCGTCTTCAGCCAATCAGCTTGCAGCCCTTGTGAACCACGGGCACACCAGATGGTCAGGAATGCGTTCAAAGTGATCCCGGCCTTTTCTGCTTCTTTCCTTGCCGACTTGAGGACTGTTTCGGTCACAGGTGCTTTTTTGGCTTTCCTGAGAGACAGCCAGTCTTCCCATTCTTGTAAACCAACATCGGGTGGGCAAGCAACTTTAGTTGCGTTCTTCTTTGTCTCTTTCTTTGTCTCTGTCTCTGTCTCTCCCTCTGTCTCTGGGATAGCATCTTGATAGCACTCTGCTAGCACTCCACTAGCAACAACAAAAAAACCTTTATCAATCAACGGCTTAACGCCATCTTGATAGTCCTTGGGTGTGATGTGGAGCCGAAACACTAGCTCATCCAGTGAGCCATCAAAAGTACCGTCTTTGGACTCTGATGCTAGCAACCAGAGCAATGGTGCAAGCGCCTTGCTAGCAAGTGGCAAGCACATGAAAACACGGTCATTGAGAAGGTCGCGGTGGAGTTTGATCCACGGTGGGCAGCGGTCTTTGTAGTGTTGAAAGACGGCCCAATTCTTAGGCTTTAACAGCATATATCACCTCACGTTGTCGGTCATCGTTACTGAAAGAAACATAGGCAGGACGGTAACGAATCGTCTTTTCAGGAGCTACCCTAGCCATGTTTCAAAAAATCATACCACCAATCAGGCGCGGCTGTAAATGGTGATGGGTTTGTTCTGATGGTACTTCTGGGTTGACCGTGCCAACTCCATCTTGTCGAACAGGCTTTTCTTGATTAACGACAGGTCAAAGGCGTTGCCCTTGGACTTAGGTGTGCCGTCTTCCCATGTGTCGCTGACGATGATTTCGGGCTCGACAAGGATGACTTGCATGAGCTTTTTGTCTGTCAGCTTGTAGTAGTGGTTGTATTTATTTGTCTTACCTTTGCGCCTTTTTTCATGCAGTTCAATCAACCCATCACGCAACAAAGCATTTTTGATTTCGGCTGGTGATGTTTGGAATTTGACAGACATCCTGTTGGCAATCTTGCGATGGCTCACTGGCCCTTCAGCAAGGCAGTTCAGATAGAACTGTTTTTCTTGTAGCATATTTCAACTTCTTTCTTTGCGGTTAATTCAATGGCTCGGCACAAGACTGCAACGGCTGCTGCGTCAAAGTCGCCGGGGTCAAAAGTATATTTCCGAATGGATTGCAGTGCGTCTATGCAAAGCTCCCAAGCGGCGTCTATTTCGTGTTGGTCTGGTGTTTTCATTCGGCAGAGATTATCATCGTTGACCTGCTTGTATATAGGGGTTTATCCTAGTTAATTTTTCTTGTTGGCTGGATTACAGTGGAGGCTCAACAAGACAGGAGTTCACATGAACATTTCACTTCTACGCCACGCACGGCGACTGTTTCAGACTTATGATGCACCCCCTGCTGTGATTCGCAGCTACCAGCGCAAGTGGGCACGATCTGTCCATAAGCTTGGTTCCAACTGGCTGCTGGCTCAACCCATTACGAGGGTTCAATAATGGCCGCAGTCATTGGTGTTGCTTGCGTTATCGCATGGTTCACACACATCTTCACTTGCTTCTCTGAAGGCTTGTGGGGCTTTTTAATTGCTGGCGCATTGCTGTTCCCAATTGGCGTTTTGCACGGCGTTTACCTCTGGTTTAGATAAGGTCTAAAGTGAAACAAATTTCTTCTGCCTTTGTTAAGGCGCAACAAGATTTTGGCCCCGCCATCAAAAACGCTAAAAGCCATCAGAACAAGTATGCCGACCTTGGCGCTTGCTTTGCTGCTGTTATTGATGCTTTTCACGATCAAAACATTGCCGTTATCCAGCAAACACACGAATCTTCTGATGGCGTGATTGTCGAGACTATCTTTCTCCATGCTTCTGGTGAGCAGATGTCAGGCGGTAAGTTGTTTGTGCCATTCAGCAAAAAAGACGCTCAAGGCTTTGGCTCTGCTTTGACCTACGCACGGCGCTATTCCCTAATGGCATCGTGTGGCCTTGCACCTGAAGACGATGACGGCAAACGAGCATCTGAGCCAGCCAAGGATAAGAAACCTGAGTTGAGCAATAAACGCTTTGCTGATGCTGTAGAAAAGATCAAGGCTGGCGGCTACACAACTGAGAAGTTGCGTGACACCTTTACTTTGACAGCAGAACAAGAAGCTGCTTTGGTACAGGCTTTGGCAAATGCTTAAATTCAGAGCATCATCCCTTGCGGAAATCATGACTGACCCAAAGGGCAAAGACGAAACTTTGTCCGTTGGCGCCAAGACAGCCATCATCAAACAAGCCAAAGAGTTCATCTACGGCTATGACGAAATCATCACCTCAAAGTACATGACCAAGGGTCTTGAGGTCGAGGACCAGTCTATCGAATTGCTTAACTCTGTGTTGTTTACAAACTTTGTCAAAAACACTGAGCGCAAGACCAATGATTGGATCACTGGTGAATGCGACATTGTTGGCAACAACAGAATCCACGACATCAAATCATCTTGGTCGCTGTCTACGTTTCCTGTGCTGGCCTATCAAGGTGAAGACAAGACGTATGAATGGCAAGGTCGCGCCTACATGATGCTGTGGGACATGGATGAGTTTGAGATTGACTATTGCTTGGTGTCTACGCCAGAGCATTTGATCGGCTACGAGAATCCAGCCATTCACAATGTTGACCACATCACACCCGAGCTTCGGGTCACAAGAGTTCTTTACAAGCGTGACAAGGCGCTTGAAGACAAAATAAAAATGAAAGTAGAGGAGGCAAACAAGTTCTATGAACAAATCATCAAACAAATCTCGAAAGAGCATGAAGGAAATCTATGAATAACCTGACAGTCGCTGGTCAACTTGGTCGTGACGCTGAAGTACGGTTCTTGCCTAACGGCGACCCCGTAGCAAACTTTTCCATCGCCGACAGCCAAGGCAAAGACAAGGACGCTATCTGGTGGAATTGCCAGTTGTTCGGCAAACGTGCTGAGTCATTGGCGCAGTACCTGACAAAAGGTCAAGCTGTGACCATTACAGGCAGCGTGAGCCAGCGCAAGTACACAGACAAGAACGGCGTTGAAAAGATCAGCACAGACGTTCGCGTCAATGACGTTGCCTTGCAAGGTGGCAAACGTGAAGCCACGCAATCACAACAACCTCAACAGCGTCAGCAAGCGCAACAGCCAAGTAATTCTGGCGGCTTTGCAGACATGGATGACGATTTGCCATTTTGAATAACGGGCCGAAAGCGGATGCTGTTGCGGGGTTGTCCTACGGGGCGCTGAGGATCACAAGCCAACCTTTTCTCGTTACACACTCAGATTAGTAGCGAAACTGACAGACGCAGCGAGTAAGCCCTCCTTTTTTAACCACAGGAGAAGATATGTCCCGCATTTACATTGTTGGCTACGGCCAAGAAACCCGCCTTATCCGCGCCAACACTCGCGCACAAGCCTTGCACCACGTTGCTCAAGGAGTCATCAAGGTCCAAGTTCCAACACAAGATCAGTTGATTGATCTTATTTCCAAAGGCGGCTCTGTTGAGACTGCGCTGCGCCAAGAGCAAGACAGCCTTGCACTGGAGCAAGAATGAGCTACGCAGACGTTGAGATGAAAATCATCCAGTGGGCTGAAGCTCGGAAGATCATTCCAAACAGCACCCCTGACACGCAGTTGCTCAAAGCCATGTCTGAGCTTGGCGAACTGGCTGATGCAACCATCAAAAAGGACCGTGCCGGGATCGTTGACGGCGTTGGTGATGTGATGGTCTGCCTTGTCAATTACTGCGCCCTGCAAGACATCAATTTGGTGACCTGCATGGAACAGGCTTATGCCGAAATTAAGCACCGCAAGGGCACACTGATGCCCAATGGCGTGTTCGTCAAGGAGTCGTAATGCTTTGCAATTCTTGTGAAACAGCAGCACAGTGCTACAACACTGGTCCGATTTGCCAGAAACCAACCATTCGTGTTTCTGCGCTTGACAAGCAGGTGTCTGGCAACCACTACAAAGACAAAGGCATCCAGCCGATTGTCTATATCCATGCGAACGATCTAGGATTTTGTGAAGGCAACGTAGTGAAATACGTCACCCGTCACAAAGAAAAGAATGGCGCCGCTGACATCCGCAAGGCCATTCACTACCTAGAGCTGCTGCTGGAATTGCAGTATCAAGACAAGACTTCAAGAACGTGATTGATGTGCTTGATACGGTCATCTAGGCCAATTACGCCGCCATTGATCTTCTTGGTCATGGCGGTGTAATCTTTGGCATCTGCCTCTTTGTTGAGGCCACGCTTATTCCAGAACCATGCAGCCGACAGCGCAGCATATTTTGGCGACAACAAAAGGTCAGGCGAATGAATGAAGTCTTCACGCAAAGCATCACCACACAAGGTGTAGTTATCCTTGCCAGTCAATTGGATCAGGCCACGGCCTTTATACAGACTGCCCTCCTCGGTTTCTTCGGTTCCATTCCCCATACGACCACCGTATACCTTGTTTGCGATCTTGTCGGGATTGCGGTGATACGGCTGTGCTGCCTCAAGATTCGGGAATCGGCTAGGCCAGACACGGCACAGGGCTTCCGCTGAATAATTCAGGTTTTCTTGCAGGGTCTTGAAGTTGCCTGATTCGTGAGCGCATTGACCAATGAAAGCTGCCATCCGCAATGTAGTGTTGATGTCGTAGCGGATCATGGCCTCGTTCAAAGGCTCAAGCCAATCTTCACTGATTTTCAGTTCTTTGAGTTGTTCTGCGGTAATCATTTCACTGGTCCTGCTTTAGAGAGTAAGTCGGTCTTGGCTTGCGATCCTGCACTGGAGCCAAAGTAATAGGCGATGATGCCCGTCCATGCTGTGCCAAGGCTACCAAGCATCATCAGGATGGCCGGGTTGTTGCTGTCGATCTGGTTGAAGAACATCATCACCATGATGCCAAAGAAGCCAATGGTCACAGCGCCAGCCAAGATAGGAGGCATCATCGACCGG